GGCTGATTCCCTGCGGCAAATGTTACCTATCGGAGAAGCGGTAACAAAAGAGAACCCACAGCGATTTGCCTCCCTGTGGGTTCTCTTATGTCTAGGGTAGAATTAAACAATGACCACCATCGCCGCTATAGAAGGAAATGGGTGGGCTGTAATTGGGTCAGACTCGCAATCATCAGGCGAAGATGGATTTTCTATAGACATACCTGCGGGCAAGATATTTAAGAATGGTGAAGCAATAATTGCTGGCGCTGGTGCAGTACGCGGAATCAACTTATTGGAACACGCTTGGGTATGTCCGCCAATAAAAATAGACAACCTAGATAAATATGTAACAAGTATTCTAATTCCATCCATACGCAAGTGCTTTGATGCGGCAGATTATGAGTACAAAAAAGACGAAGGTTCAGTACTGCAAGACAATATCTTTATCATTTGTGTCCGAGGTTGCATCTATCGTATTGACGAAGATTATGGGTGGGAAAGAACTAACGACAACATTTATGTGGCAGGTTCAGGCGAACGATTTGCTCTTGGCGCACTTGAAGCACTTAAGGCTGGACAATCCGATACTGTAGCCAAAGCCAAAAACTGTATACGCATAGCAATTAAGGCGGCATCCAAGTATGATGTCTTTACGGGAGGCGAGATCAAATTTATGGTATCCAATGGATAAAAAAATAGCGGAAGTTGTACTCAGCCGCGCTGGAAATTACTGCGAAGCGTGCGGCAAAGCAGGTCAAAACTTCGCACTTCACCACCGCAGGTTAAAGTCGCAAGGTGGTAAGGATGAAGTCTGCAACCTTATAGCCGTGCATCACGAGTGCCACAATATGGGAACCAATGCAATACATATGAACCCTGCGAAATCTATAGAGATGGGTTGGATAGTGCCAAGTTGGGCGCAACCCGCCGAGTATCCCTTACACCTTCCAGACGGAAGTAAGGTATTATTGGACAACGAAGGCTCCTATCAACTAACAGAAGGTGAAAATTATGGCTCAGATAGAAATTATTGGTAACGCTGGCGGAGACGCAGAACTTAAATTCATTAAAGGTGCAAAAGGTGATTTTGCCGTCAGCAATTTTAGTCTCGCAGAAACCCCACGCGAATACAAAAATGGTGAGTGGGTACTAGGCGAGACAGTATGGTGGAAAATTACCGCCACAGGAGATTTGGCTGAGTGGACAGCAGACACACCACTAAAAGGTACCAAGTTGCTTGTAAAGGGCGACCTAAAGGCATTTGAATATAAAGGTCGCGATGGTGAAATTAAGTCAGGCTTTGAAGTTAAAGCAAAAATGATTGCGGTTGTTGGCACTTTAAAGCGCAAGACGGCAGCACCTAAAACAGAGGGAAATCAAGAATGGCCGTTTTAATTACCAGCACCGAAGTTTGTGAACTTTTGGGCATAACACCTAACAACCTCTACCAAATGCAATACCGCAAACAAATTGTGTGGGTGGAGAAAGTAGGCAGAAATGCTCTTTATGACCGCGAACAGGTAGAAGCGTATAAGGCGAAACGAGATCATCGTTCCTTATGAAATGTGTCCTGTGCCGCAAATCCACAGAACGTTCAGTATGTGAGTCGTGCTGGGATTTTGCCTTGACAAAATTAAAGGCTTTCCCAGACAAATACTTTGAACTTGAAAAGGAATTGCTGCCCAGTAAAGGGTATGGAGAGAAGGTAGGCGGAAGTAAGACACCGCCTATCCCTGTCCGATTAGAGACATTGGACTTGCGTACTGGGGGCATCAGCAAGCCAATAACCGCGCACGAATTAAAGATTAGAGTCGTGCGTGAACATACTCGCATTACATTCAGGGGCGAGGAAATTAACAAAATCAAGATGACGGTCAAATACATTACGGGTCAATCCGAATGGATTTTTGAGCACTACCAAGAACTAGATAATCTTACGAAAGACATTAACAACATAAGTAACCGCATATCTAGTGTCTTGGGGTACAAGTCCGACCTAGTTTCTATCGGCACCTGCCCAGCGCAGGATGATAAGGGCGAAGTATGCGGTGCCAAGTTGCTTGTTGATCCCAAAACATTGACCAATTTTAATGACATTAAGTGCCGAGCCTGTGGAACTTCGTGGGATAGTGCTAAATGGCGTTTGCTGGGTAAGGTGCTAAGTGCTGACTCTTAAAGAAGCAATGAGGATGTTTAAAGTATCCCAAGCCACCATCTACAGATGGGCAAAAAAAGATGACATCAAAAGTAAGATAATCGGTGGGGCAAGATACTACGACATTGACGATTTGCAAAACGCGTATATGAAACGCCACATTAGTTAAGTTATGTGATAATCTACGCAGTATCTTGGAAAAGGTCTATACTTCAAGATATGCAAGTGATTATAGATGACCTAACAGTTGATGATATAGACGAGGCTTTAAGTCACTTGCGTACAAAATTGCAAGACCGATATGGAAATAGGCTAACCTACAGCCAGCGAGAATTCTACTTAGGGCAAGTAGATGATTTACTGGATGCAAGAATAGAGTTGAAGGCATATGAAGGTAGTACAAAAACTAATCTCGGAGTTGATGGCTGACCCCAACAACGCTAGAAAACACTCTGAAAAAAACTTGGATGCAATAGCATCTAGTCTTGAAAAGTTTGGGCAGCGCAAGCCTATTGTTGTACATAATGGCGTAGTGATTGCCGGCAACGGAACGCTAGAAGCCGCACAAAAACTAGGCTGGCATGAGATAGCAATTACGGAAGTTCCCGATAACTGGGATGCCGATACCGCTAAAGCATATGCGATTGCAGATAACCGCACCGCTGAATTGGCTGAGTGGGATAAAGAAATACTTGCTTCCCAATTACTAGAACTTGAGAACTCTGACTGGGATTTGATTGACCTTGGCTTTGAGGCTGACTATATGCCACGCGAGGTATCAGACACCAGTTTGTATACGCACAAAGTTAGTGTCCCTCATTATGAGGTTGTAGGCGATCAGCCAAAACTATTAGAATTATTTAACGACACAACAGCCAATCAACTTAAAGCAGAAATAGCCGAGGCTAAGGTTGATGCGGAGTTGCACAACTTCCTTATGTTGGCAGCAGATAGGCACGTTGTATTTAACTATTCCAAAATTGCTGAGTACTACGCTCACGCACCAGCAAATGTACAAAAACTACTTGAAGCATCCGCCTTGGTCATTATTGACCTTGATAGTGCTATTGCACGCGGCTATGCTGATTTGATGGCTAGAGTGGATGAATTAGAGTCCGAATCAGATGAGTGACTATAAGTTTGCTGTCTTTATCCTGACCTATGGGCGACCAGATAATGTAAAGACTGTACAAGCCTTAAGAAGGTCTAACTACACGGGTGAAATCTACATCATCATAGATAATGAGGATGAAAGAGCCGAAGAATACTTTGCTATGTATGGTGATAAGTATGTAATTCAGTTTGACAAAAAGGCTGAGGCACTTATTACCGATGTCGCTGATACGCAGGATGATAGACGAGCCGTGGTGTATGCCAGAAATGCATCGCAGCGCATAGCCAAAGAATTAGGTTATGACTATATCTTGCAATTTGATGATGATTACAGCATCTTTTACTATAAGTCCGAATCCAATGGTAAGTTACACACAAAACTAATAACAAACTTTGATGGGCTTGTAGATGCCTTTGTGAAGTTCTTGGTTGCCTCGGATGCTGATACTGTGGCATTTAGTCAAGGCGGAGACTTTATCGGTGGCATTAACCAGAATTGGCGCAAACAACTTATGCGCAAGGCTATGAACGGGTTCTTTTTTCGCACAAATAGACCTGTTGAATTCTTTGGCAAGATTAACGAAGATGTCAATGCGTATGTGGTGCACGGGTCTAGAGGACGGCTATTCTTTACTGTGGCACGAACACAGTTACAGCAAGCCCAGACTCAACAGGTCAAAGGCGGCTTGACGGATATTTACTTACATTTAGGTACTTACGTTAAGTCCTTTTACTCGGTAATGATGGCACCATCCTGTGTTAAGGTGAAGCCTATGGGTATCACCGACAGGCGACTTCACCACTTCATCAAGTGGGACAACGCCGTGCCTAAAATACTAAACGAAAAGTACAAAAAGTATGAATGAGAATCTAAAAGACGCACATCTGTCAAATCACAATGCGGCTGTTCCAAGCCCAGGGTTGGTTGATAGAGAGATTAAGGTACTAGACTTACGCCGTGCTGGTCTAACTTGGCAACGTATTGCTGAGGAAGTTGGGTATGCTGACCACACAGGTGCATATGCAGCCTATAAGAGGGCCATCAAGCGCACGATGCAACAACCTGCGGATGAACTACGCACACAAGAAGTTGACCGCTTAGACCGCCTCCAAGTGGCTGTATGGCCTTCTGCTATGAAAGGCGACACAAGAGCAGTACTGACTATCATCCGCTTAATGGAAAGAAGGGCACGATTGCTCGGGCTAGATAAGCCTATTAAGATTGAGCAAGAGATAACAACTTGGGATGGCGATGACAGTATTGACAGAGCAGTTAGAGAACTTGCCGCGTTACTCACAAGAGACGATGCGAATAGCACAGGCGAGAGTGCAATGGCAGAACCTATCAGCGAGAGCGAATCAGTTACCGCCAGAGACAACTTGGAGAACTTGGCTGATCCTGTCGGGTCGCGGGTGGGGCAAGACGAGGACGGGCGCGGAATGGATAGTTTGGAAGGCAGTAACTAATCCCAATACACGCTGGGCTGTAGTTGCACCAACAAGTGCTGACGTTATTGACACCTGCTTTGAAGGTGAGTCTGGAATCATAAGCGTACTTACTCGCTATGGTGTGTATGACCCTAACGCTTGGAATAAGTCACGCAGTTCTTACATACTGCCTAATGGCTCACGATTAAAAGGATTTAGTGCGGAGAAGCCTGACCGACTTCGCGGACCGCAACATCACGGTGCTTGGTGTGATGAGTTAGCGGCTTGGGCTAGCCCTGAAACATTTGACCAATTGCAATTTGGTTTGCGATTAGGGCAGAACCCACAAGTAATAGTTACCACTACCCCACGACCTACTAAGATCGTTAAGGAAATCCTAAAAGATCCTGAGACAATAGTTACTCGCGGTAGTACATATGAGAACAAAGACAACCTTGCAGCAAGCACACTTATTACCTTACAGAATAAGTACGAGAACACTCGCTTAGGTAGGCAAGAACTATTTGGTGAAATCCTTGACGATAATCCTGGGGCATTATGGACACGCACGGGCATTGAAGCCTCACGAATTAAATTAGACGCAATTCCGCCATTTAGCCGTGTTGTTGTAGGTGTAGACCCTGCGGTTACTAATAATGAGGATAGTGATAGTACGGGAATTGTTACCTGCGGAATGACCGCGGATGGACATTATTATGTTTTGGATGACAGCACTACAAAGGCAAGCCCTCTAGAGTGGGCTACCGTGGCTGTTAAATCCTACGAAAAGTACAAGGCAGATCGTATCGTTGCTGAAACAAACAACGGCGGCGACCTTGTAATACATTTACTGCAACAGGTAAAGCCGACAGTCTCCACAAAGAAGGTCACAGCGACACGGGGAAAGCACTTACGCGCAGAGCCTATTGCAGCACTATATGAACAAGGGCGTGTACATCACGTTGGATACTTTGGTGAATTAGAAGATCAAATGTGTGAATACGAACCAGGAATTACACAGGACTCGCCTGACAGAATGGATGCATTAGTCTGGGCGCTTACCGAATTGAGTGAAGGCTCAGCGGCAATCAACTTCCTATCAGCAATGGCAGTTTTTTGTCCACAATGCAAGACGCCTTATGCCAAATCAGTACGCACCTGCCCTAAGTGCAACATTCCCATAGGAGAATCAAATGACAGCACAGTCGTTCAATCAAACGCCTGATCCGCTAAACCTTAGATTACGCCAGTATCAGGAGTGGGCTATTGTTTTTTCATACTGTGAACAAGATGCTAATGGAAACTTTGATTTAGATTTACCAATAAGCCTCGCGGGATATACTCCTATAGTACAATTCCGTACGAGTGCAATGGCGCGTACAGCGGTGTTAGAAGGCACAGTAGCAAACGGAAGCATTGTATTTAATGCAACCACTTCCCCACAGGTACAAATCAGTCTCGCAATTAACTGCGCGCCTGGAAAGTATGAGTGGGATTTACGCCTTATCCCAACCAACCAAGCCGAATCCATTTTCTTAGGTCGCGGCACAGTACAAGTAGATGCAGAGGTCTCGCGCAATGCCTAATTACGATATTGTAGATGGTTCAGTACCAGTTGTAGTTGTAACAGGTGCGGGTAATCGCGGTATTCAAGGTACTACTGGTATTCAAGGCAGTATAGGTATCCAAGGTTTACGCGGAGCGCAAGGCATTCAAGGTAATACTGGTGCAAGCGGTTCATCATCATCTTACTTTGACTATGCAATTACTACGGCTAACCTAACTGGCGACCCTACAAGTGGAAAAGTCGGGTATAACACAGCCACACAAACCGCTGCCACACAATTACGCATTAGCGATACTACAACCAATGGAACCAACATTGATGTATTGCTTACTTCAATAGCAACAAATACTTTTATTACTTTACAGGATAGTACCAGCCAACTTAATACTCAAAAGTGGATAGTAAGCGGAAACAAAGTTGACAATACAACCTACTGGAGCATTCCAGTCACGCTTGTATCAAGTGCAGGTACGGGCACAACTGGTTTTGCAAACAACGCGCCAATTATTGTCATCCTTCAGGCTACTGGCGTGCAGGGTACAACAGGCGCGCAAGGTGCGGTTGGCGTACAAGGAACAACGGGCTTAACAGGCTTACAAGGCGTGCAGGGTCTTGTTGGTGCGCAAGGACAAACAGGAATTCAAGGCGCTTTAGGTATTCAGGGAACACAAGGCACGACTGGCGTTCAAGGCATTATTGGTTTACAAGGCGTTCAAGGAAATACGGGAAGCCAAGGACTAACTGGTATTCAAGGTTCAGTAGGTCTGCAAGGAACACAAGGTGTTCAGGGACAAACAGGTGCGCAGGGTGCGCAAGGAATTATTGGCGTTCAAGGAATTAACGGCACACAGGGAACACAAGGATTGACTGGTGCACAGGGCGCACAAGGAACAATCGGTGTCCAAGGCATTACAGGTATGCAGGGTACGCAAGGTACAACTGGCGATACAGGTGCGCAGGGAACAATTGGAAGTCAAGGAACATTTGGTAATACGGGCGCGCAAGGTACTGTCGGACAAACTGGTTCGCAAGGTACTGTCGGAACACAAGGTGCAATTGGTTCACAAGGTTTAGAAGGTCCGCAAGGAGTAACTGGTTCCCAAGGAACTCAGGGAACAACTGGTCTGCAAGGCGTTCAGGGTGTTGTTGGCTCCCAGGGTACTTCAGGACTCAACGGCTCTCAAGGTACGACAGGTACGCAGGGCGCAATTGGTACTCAAGGTGCTGTCGGTGTTCAGGGCGCGCAAGGACTAGGAGGTGTGCAAGGTATTACAGGCTCAACAGGTAATACTGGCTCACAGGGAACAACGGGTACTCAGGGACTACTTGGTTTGCAAGGTACGCAAGGAATTGTTGGCGCGCAAGGCGTAGAAGGAACCCAAGGCGCACAAGGTCTTGAAGGACATCAAGGAACAATTGGTGCTCAGGGAGTCACAGGAACGCAAGGCGCAATTGGAATCCAAGGCGTTGTTGGCGCGCAAGGTACTCAGGGAGTAATTGGTAGCCAAGGCGTACAGGGCATTACTGGTATTCAGGGCAATACTGGAATTCAAGGTACGCAAGGTGTACAAGGTCAATTTGGTGCGCAAGGTGTTCAGGGACTTACTGGTGCTGGTGGTTCACTTGCATACTACGGTTCATTCTACGATAACACAGTACAAACACCTGCCGCTATTAACACCGCTTACGCAATTAACATTGGCTACACCTCAGATAGTTTTGGTGTAAACCGAAGCAGTTCAAGTCATATTGACTTTACTGCAAGTGGCACATACAGCATTACTTTCTCATTGCAA